GCATTCATCGTAAACACCTCCAAGATAATTATAATAATTCACCTGTCCGATAAAAAAGACTTAGAAATCTTTATCATCCATAATATCATCATCTGACGTATCAGCTCCTTCAGGAACGTTTATATCTGTACGTGCTTGAGCTGCGTTCAATATAGTTGAGTTGTCAGAAGAGTAAGTATCTATGGTGTAGTTTGCCATATTGGATAAATCAGTAGCGTAATCAATAACTTTTTCCTTGCCAGCTGTATTGAGTAAATTGAAAGCTTCTAGTAATTTTTGCTCATAGTTAACATCTTTTGACTTATCAAGAACAAAATGTATAGATAGCGTATCATTCTTCGTATCATATAATACGACATCAATAATAGCATTAAGTGCAGCAGCTTTGTCAGTATAAGAATTGAATGGACTTTTTAGAGCTTCAGCTATATTACTTACTGTTTCTATTCCATCCGTATATTTTGTAGTGTTGTCAACTCCCTCACACATTTCGCTTAGGCTATCACAAATAGCTTGAAAAACAGTTGGGCTATTTTTTAGGCTTCTTCCTGTTATTTCAAATATCATGGTACTATCAGAAATGTATTTACTGTATTTAGTATCCATGTTGGCATTCATATTAATATCTTTTCCGACTAGCCATCCTGGATTAACATTCAAAGAATTGGCAATAGAATGTAAGACAGGAAGTTTTGGATGAGCAATTTGTCCACGTTCATATCGTTGGATAGTTGATTTTGCCACGCCAATATCCTTGGCAATGTCTTCTAAAGTATAATTTCTTAAAGAACGAGCGTGTTTAATTCGTTCACCTATTTTTTTTACATCCACAATACACACCTCCCTTATAAGTACACTATACAACAATAAATTGCACAGCGCAATATGAGAAAATAAAAAAAGTTGCACAGTGCTATTGACTTGAAAGTTGCGTAATGCTACAATTTGACGTGAAAGGAGGAGTTAGGGTGGTAAATTCAAGAAAAATAAAGGGGCGCCTTGTTGAATTGGGATTAACGCAAAAAGATGTTGCGGAAAAAATTGGCGTAGCGCAACCGACGGTAAATCAAAAAATCAACAACATTCGCCCGATGGACTTGCAAGAAGCAGAAGCAATTGCGGATTTGCTAAAAATAAGTCCTAGAGAATTTGTAGAATATTTTTTTACATAGCAGTTGCATAATGCAACAAGCGCGATGAAAATGAATGGAGGACACATGGACGAACTTGTATATCTAAGAAATGATGAAGCTGTATGCAGTAGTTTGCAGGTAGCTGAGAAGTTTGAAAAGAGACATGACAATGTGATGCGTTCAATAGAGGGTCTCCTCAAAAATGAGGAAACCCATGAAATGTTCAAAAATAGTTCATATATAGAAGAACAGAACAATCAGAGGTATCCGATGTACTTGATGAACAGAGATGGATTCTCATTATTAGTTATGGGATTCACTGGTAAGAAAGCATTAGATTGGAAATTACAGTACATAAAAGCTTTCAATCAGATGGAGAAATTCATCAGAGAGAAACAGACTCAGACTTGGATTGAGACAAGGAAAGCCGGCAAGCTGACACGTAAAGCGGAGACAGATACTATCAAAAATCTTGTTGAGTATGCGAAAGGGCAAGGAAGCCAACATGCAGATAAGTTGTACATGACCTATTCGAAGTTGGCAAATAAAATGGCGGGAATTTCCAAGAGGGACGAAGCTACAGTAATGCAGCTTAATAACTTGTCTCTTATGGAACACATAATCTTATGCGTGATTGATTCTGGAATTATTGCTGGAAAGCACTATAAGGAAATTTATCAAGATTGTAAGAAGAGGTTAGAGACGGTAAAAGATTTAGCGTACTTAGAACAAAGTGCATAGGACAAAACATTAGATTACTTATTTGCAACAGATGAAACAGGTTCAGAAGAGGGGAGGGAGTAAATGAAGAGTGAAGATGAACGCAAGTGGTTTGATTTTCATGGAATCCAACCGGAACTGGCAGAGCTGTATCGTTATTTTGATAGAACGGTCTTGTGCTATCGGATAATTATTGCGGTGTTACTTGGAATCATAGCGATACTACTACTTAAGTAAAGAGTTCGTAATTAAAGAAGCGATAACAGCAGCGACAATAGAAATAAATAATTGCCAGACCTTAGTATCGTAAAATTGTTTCCGTTTCCATGTACGGTAACGCCGGTAATTGTCAGTAAGGTAATAGACACTAGGTTGCGGGTGCTCGTTCTTTAATGTGTCTGTAAATTCGTAAGGGGAATAGATGAACTTGTATACATGACTTAGATTATAACAATCTTGTCCAATGAATTTAGCAGAAACAGGGTGAATAAAACGCATTGTAAAGAGTTTGGCACGTTCTCGAAAAATAAGTGTGATTTTTGAATAATCCATATTTATTTCCTTTCGTCATTTGATAGGAAAATTATAACAGAGAACCGCAACAAGTACAAACCATAATACATAACCTATAAAGAGGTGATGCAGTTTTGAAACATATTAACATCGTGATCATCGATGGAGTAGAGAGAGACATGGCTACATTATCTGCAGAGGAGCGAGCAACGATCGTGAATGAGTTGAATCGTGTAGCTGTTGGATATCTGGGATACCAGAAAGAGAAAACCGCTTAGGCGGTAGAAGGGAGGACAAGCATGAAAAGAAGAGGACCAAGAACAAAATGGCAGAGAATCGTCCGGGAAGTGGTGTTTGAGCTGCTGATTGGCGGAGCAATCGGACTTGCATTCGATGCAGTGTTATTTATCTGGTTGTTTGTGAATTGAAGGGGGGGGTGAGGACATTGCAAGAGATACCAAGACTGATGGATGATTATGAATTCCGGAAAGAACTGGAAAGAATCCAGGAGCGCTTAAATGCGATCAGTAAGGCTTCGAATACCGTAGAGGTGCGGAGAAACTACCTGATCAGCTGTGTGACGGTGCCATCAGCAAAAATCTATACGCCAGATCAGTTAAGACAGATCTTTGATCTGACGTGGAAATAAGAAGAGCACCCGTATAAGCCGGCAAGCTTTGGGCGCTCAGAAAATTAGTCAACTATATTATATGAGAAGAAAGGGAATTAGTCAAATGATTAAAGCAACATCACAGTCCGTTTGCAGCGGAATAACGGGATGCCAGGTAGAACTACTTGGATCAGGAGCAGAACTGATAAAGGAATATAAAGGAGTTACAGTGGCAATGTATAGATCACTTCGCGGACATATGCCAGAAGAACTGGCAAAGGAAGTTCTGATAAGTATTACAAAGGAAGCCATTAAACAGGCGGAGGAGAAAAGATGAAGACGCTGAAAATTACAACGGATAATAAGATATCAATTATCGATCTGGATTTTGATCATAAAAGCCTGAGAGAAGAAGTTGGCGGATATGTAGAGTTAGTGAGAACCCAGAAACTGCTGGATTATTTCAAAACCAAAGTAGTCATGATCGTTGATGAAGAAGGTCTTGTGAAGAATCTTCCGATGAATCCGATGGGATGCTATTTTTACGACACGGACAAACATGGGAATCCTATTGTAGGAGATGTGATCTTAGGCCTGCTGGTTGGATTCGATATGCATGTTACCGGGTTAGGTGATCGGGATGCAGAGCAGTGGATGGAGAAGATGTTAAAAGATTTTCCTATATTGAAAAGAGGAGATGAATAGAGATGGCAGATAGTATCAAGATTAATAAGTTGGAAATTGAAAATGTAAAGAGAATCAAAGCCGTAAAGATTGAACCGACAAAGAACGGATTAACGATCGTCGGTGGGAATAACAATCAGGGAAAGACCTCTGTATTGGATTCTATTGCCTGGGCGCTTGGAGGAGATAGATACAAGCCTTCCAATGCATCCAGAGATGGGTCAACGATACCGCCAAACTTACATATTGTTATGAGCAATGGATTGGTTGTAGAGCGCAAAGGAAAAAATAGCAGCTTAAAAGTAACGGATCCGAACGGAAACAAAGGCGGACAGCAGCTGCTTAATGATTTCGTGGAACAGTTAGCGCTGGATCTTCCGAAGTTTATGGAATCCTCCGGAAAAGAAAAAGCGCAGACATTATTAAAAATTATTGGTGTGGGTGATCAGCTGACAGCTTTAGAGCAACAGGAAAAAGAACTTTACAATGAAAGATTATATGTAGGACGTACAGCTGATCAGAAAGTAAAGTTTGCAAAAGAACAGCCGTATTATCCGGATGCTCCGAAAGATCTGGTGTCTCCATCAGATCTGATTAAACAGCAGCAGGAGATTCTTGCAAGAAACGGTAAGAATGAGGAATACCGCCGGAATGCAGTGAATATGAAAGCGGAATACGATTCCCTGAATATGGAGATTGAGAATCTCAGAAAGATGCTTCAGGAGAAGATGGAACGGCATGAGGCATTATCAGAAGCCTTGGAAGCAGCCAATAAAACGGTAAGTGAGCTTCATGATGAATCAACAGCAGAGCTGGAAGCAAGCATCGCCAATATCGAAGAAATCAATCGTAAAGTCAGAGCGAATCTGGATAAGGATAAGGCAGAGGAAGATGCCAGGGCTTATCAGGACCAGTACAATGAACTGACAAAGAAGATTGAAGGTGTGAGAGATCAGAAGACAGAACTTTTGAATGCTGCAGATCTTCCATTACCGGAATTGTCTGTAAAAGAAGGTGAGCTTATATATAAAGGCCAGCAGTGGGATAACATGTCTGGATCTGACAGACTTAAGGTCTCCACTGCAATTGTTCGAAAGTTGAATCCGAAATGTGGATTCGTGTTATTGGACAAGCTGGAACAGATGGATTTAGTAACATTGAATGAATTTGGACAGTGGCTGGAACAGGAAGGCTTACAGGCGATTGCCACAAGAGTCAGCACCGGAGATGAATGCAGTATCATCATTGAAGATGGTTATGTAGTCAAAGACCTGGAAACCGGTAAAGCAGAAGCTCAGGCAGCTCCAACATGGAAAGCAGGTGTATTTTAATGGAAATTACGAGAGGAAAAATCCAGAAAGCAAAAAAAGTTGTGATCTATGGTCCTGAAGGTATTGGTAAATCAACATTCGCAGCAAGATTTCCGGGAGCAGTGTTTATTGATACAGAAGGAAGCACGAACGATATGGATGTGGCAAGACTGCCACGTCCTACCAGTTGGAACATGCTTTTTGATGAAATCGAATATATCAAGACGCATACAGATGAGTGCAGAACGTTGGTAATCGATACCGTTGACTGGGCAGAATTGCTTTGCGTGGAACATATTTGTGCTGTTCATAACAAGAAAGGAATTGAAGATTTTGGCTATGGCAATGGATATGTCTACACAAAAGAAGAGTTCGGACGGTTCTTAAATAAGCTGTCGGATCTGATTGAGGTTGGCATCAATGTAGTCCTGACAGCTCATGCACAGCTTCGGAAATTCGAACAGCCGGATGAACTTGGAGCTTATGACCGTTGGGAATTAAAGCTTGGAAAAAAGACACAGTCCCAGACTTCTCCACTGGTTAAGGAATGGGCGGATATGCTTCTCTTTGCAAATTACAAGACATTTTCTGTAGCGGTAGGGAAAGATGGTAAGAAACATAAAGGACAGGGCGGCAAACGCACCATGTACACCCAGCATCATCCGTGCTGGGATGCAAAGAACCGTTTCGGATTACCAGAAGAATGTGAATTTGATTATTCTGTGATTGCAGAGATTATCGAAGGAACAAAGAAATCTGTGCCGGCTCCTAAAGAAGAAAAGCCGATTGAAATTCAGAAACCACCAGTAAAAGATGATGATTTTATGAATATTCCAAAGGATGCAGATGAAAAAGTTGATTTCGATACGGGCATCAAGATTGAAGAACCGGTTAAATCAACGGGCACGAAAGTGGAGGATTCCGTATTCCATATTGCAGAGTATATTCCAAAAGCATTAAGAGATCTGATGTATCCAAACTTAGTTTCAGAAGAAGAACTTATGGAAGCAGTATATCAGAGAGGCTTCTTCCCGAAAGGAACGCCTTTTCAGAATCTGCCACAGGAATTTGTTGACGGCTGCTTGATTGGAGCATGGCCACAGGTATTAGATGTGATCAAAACAATGCGGAGCCATTACGATATTCCGTTTGATAAATAAACAGGAGGTATAGATATATGAGTGAAGAATTAAAAGGAAGAGAGTTAGGCTGGGATGATGAAATTGAGAAAGGAGCCGATTACGTACTCCTTCCAGAAAGTGAATATGATTTCACGATCGAGAGTTTTGAACGTGGACGTTTTGAAGGAAGCGATAAGGCTCCGGCGTGTCCAAGGGCAGAATTAAAAGTAAAAGTGGAAACTCCGGAAGGCGTGTGTCTGATGAATGAAAGTCTTTTATTGTATGATCGTATGCAGTGGAAACTTGCAGAATTCTTCTTATCTATTGGTGCAGAAGAAGTGAACGGAAAAGTAAAGATGAACTGGAATATCGTTCCAAGAGCTACCGGACGTGCAATCATCGAACAGCGTGCGGACCGTAAGGATCCAAATAAGAAATATAATCATGTGAAGAAATTCCTCCCAAAAGCAAAAAAAGAATATAAGGCAGGATCATTTTAAATGGAACTCCGACCATATCAGCAGCAGGCGAAGGATGCTATTTTCTCTGAATGGGAGAACGGCATCAAGAAAACGCTGCTGGTGTTGCCAACGGGATGCGGAAAAACAATTGTCTTTGCAAAGGTTGCAGAAGAATGTGTTAAGGGAGGAAGCCGCGTCCTGATACTGGCGCATAGAGGTGAGCTGCTGGATCAAGCGGCAGATAAAATCGGTAAGTCCACAGGACTCGGCTGTGCAACCGAAAAGGCAGAACAGACATGTTTAGGAAGCTGGTTCCGGATTGTAGTAGGATCCGTACAGAGTATGATGCGGGAGAAAAGATTGAACCAGTTTCCAAATGATTATTTCAATACGATCATCATTGATGAAGCACATCATTGTATTTCAGACAGTTACCAGAAAGTATTGAGACATTTTCCGGATGCGGAAGTCCTTGGTGTAACTGCTACACCGGATCGTGGAGATATGCAGAATCTTGGCACGGTATTTGAAAGTCTGGCTTATGAGTATACTTTGCCAAAAGCAATCAAAGAAGGTTATCTGTCTCCCATAAAAGCAGTAACGATACCACTTAAGATTGATATGTCTGCAGTGGGAGTACAGGCCGGTGACTTCAAGAGCGGTGATATTGCAACAGCATTGGATCCATATCTGGAGAGCATTGCTGAAGAAATGGAAAAGTACTGCAGCAATAAGAAGACGGTTGTGTTTCTTCCACTTGTGAAGACCAGTCAGAAATTCCGGGATATATTAAACAATCATGGGTTTAAAGCTGCGGAAGTAAATGGAGATAGTAAGGACCGTGCAGAGATCTTAGAGGCATTTGATAAGGATCAGTACAATGTACTCTGCAATTCGATGCTGCTTACAGAAGGGTGGGATTGTCCTAGCGTGGATTGCATCGTGGTACTAAGACCGACAAAAGTCAGAAGCTTGTATTGTCAGATGGTGGGACGAGGAACCAGATTATCACCAGAGACAAATAAAGATCATCTTTTGTTATTAGACTTCCTGTGGCACACAGAACGGCATGAGTTATGCCATCCAGCATCGTTAATCTGTGAGAGTGCAGAGGTGGCACAGAAAATGACAGAAAACATGGAAAAGGATGCAGGATGTGTAATTGATATTGAAGAGGCGGAAAAGGCAGCATCCGAGGATGTAGTAGCGCAGAGAGAAGAGGCATTGGCTAAGCAGCTTTCTGAGATGAAGAGACGCAAGAAAAGGCTGGTAGATCCGCTGCAGTTTGAAATGAGTATTCAGGCAGAAGATCTTTCCGGATACGTGCCTGCATTTGGATGGGAGATGGCTCCACCGTCAGATGGTCAAAAAAAGACACTTGAAAAGTTAGGGATTCTTCCGGATGCAATTGAAAATGCCGGGAAAGCATCCAAGATTCTGGATCGTTTAGATAAACGTAGAAGAGAGGGGTTAACCACCCCGAAACAGATACGTTTTTTGGAAAGCAGAGGATTTCAGCATGTGGGTACTTGGCAATTTGAAACAGCAAAAAATATGATTGACCGAATCGCTGGCAATGGCTGGAGGGTGCCAAGTGGTATCATTCCGGCAGAATATAGAGGATAAATATGGAACAGCATACAGACTTACAGGAAATAATTGAATATTTGAATCCGGCTGAGCTTGATTACCAGGATTGGGTGAATGTGGGAATGGCATTAAAACATGAAGGCTATTCTGTAGATGTATGGGATACATGGAGTAAAAATGACCGGCGGTATCACTCAGGAGAATGTGAGAAAAAGTGGAATACTTTCCATGGCTCTAATTCTCCGGTTACTGCCGGTACAATTGTTCAGTTAGCCATGGAGCATGGCTGGAAGCCTTCATATACAGCATATGAGCTTGGCTGGGATGATGAGATCAGTGCAGAAGGTCTTGTGGTAGACCGTTCATGGGTAGAAGGTAAAGAAATACATGAGCCGAGAAACTGGGATCCAGTAAATGAGATTACCCGGTATCTGGAAACACTGTTTGATCCAGGAGAAAATGTCGGATATGTAACGGGAAGCTGGGAGAAGACAGATGATAAAGGAACACGCTGGTTACCACAGAAAGGCTGTTGGGACCGTACTGCCGGACAACTGATAGAAGCTTTAAACCATTGCAAAGGTGACATAGGTGCTGTTCTTGGTGACTATAATCAAGAGGCGGGAGCGTGGATCCGCTTTAATCCATTAGATGGAAATGGATGTAAAAATGAAAATGTGACAGAATTCCGTTATGCATTGGTCGAGTCTGATGCCATGGATTTGGAACAACAGCATGCGATTATCCGGGAACTAGAGCTTCCGGTTGCATGTCTGGTATTTTCCGGAAAGAAAAGCTTGCATGCTATCGTTCATGTGGAAGCTGCCGACTATAATGAATATCGAAAACGCGTGGAGTACTTATATAACATTTGTAAGAAAAATGGATTGATTATAGATACTCAGAATAAGAATCCATCACGTCTTTCGAGACTTCCAGGAGTAATGCGAGCCGGTAAGAAACAGTATATTATCGACACCGATATTGGAAAATCCAGTTGGCAGGAATGGTATGAATGGATTGAATCCATGGATGATGACTTGCCGGATACAGAATCGCTGGAAAGTGTTTGGGATGATCTTCCAGCACTTGCTCCACCACTCATTGAGAATGTGCTGAGACAGGGACATAAGATGCTGATTGCCGGACCGTCCAAAGCGGGTAAATCATTTGCGCTGATAGAGCTGTGTATTGCCATTGCAGAGGGACGGAAATGGTTCGGCTGGAACTGTAGTCAGGGACGTGTATTATACGTGAATCTGGAGCTGGATAGAGCGTCGTGCTTACATAGATTTAAAGATGTATACGAGGCATTAGGTTGGTCTGCAAAGAACCTTTCTAATATAGATATTTGGAACCTGAGAGGTAAATCAATACCAATGGATAAACTCGCACCGAAGTTGATCAGACGCGCGGCAAAGAAGAATTATATGGCCATTATCATAGATCCTATTTACAAGGTCATTACCGGTGATGAGAACAGTGCTGATCAGATGGCGAACTTCTGCAATCAGTTTGATAAAGTATGCAATGAGTTGGGATGTGCAGTTATTTATTGTCATCACCACAGCAAAGGAAGTCAGGGAGGCAAGAGGTCCATGGACCGTGCATCAGGATCCGGAGTATTCGCCAGAGATCCGGATGCCATGCTTGATTTGATTGAACTGGATGTTACAGACGATCTTCGCAAACAGGAACAGAATAAAACAGTATGTGCGACCTGTCAGACGTATTTAGATAGCCATTTTGGATGGGAAGATGATTTATCTCAGGATGATTTATGTAGCCAGGTACAGATGATGAATTACTGCAGGGAACACTTATCGCCTATGCAGATGCGGGAACTGCAGAAGCAGATAGATACAAACTTGATCACAACAAACACGAAGACAGCGTGGCGTATTGATGGAACTTTAAGAGAGTTTCCGAAGTTCAAACCGGTCAATCTGTGGTTCGATTATCCGATACATCACGCAGATCAGTCCGGAGCATTGGACGATGTGCAGCCGGAAGATGAGAAGCCTAACTGGAAAAAGGGACAGGAAGCTCGCAAGAAGCAAGGCGAGGTCCAGAGGAAGAATAAACAGGCAAAAGTAGACATGGCGATTGAAAGTTTCCGGTTTGAACATCATGATACATATCCGACTGTGAAAGAGTTATACGAGCAGATCAAGAGTAATTCAGAAGCTGTCGGAGAGAAATATCCGGCAGAAAAAACATTGTGGAACTCATTAAAAAAGTATGGATATACGACAGATAAAGAGACGAAAAGGATTATCCCGTTACCATAATTTTTTAGGTAGTGGGAACATTCCCAGTTTCTAAAAAATAAGGTGGTGGGAAATTTCCCGATTTTCTTCCTATTTTCTGATTTTCAGGTAGTGGGAACATTCCCTCCCGGCACCTATATATACT